GAAGCTGCACGCCATTCTGCGGGACCTGGGATCTACGGTGGCCGGCCGGAAGGACATCAAGGTGCAGGAGCGCACCGCGGGCCGACTCGCTCGGCTGCGGCAGTCTGGCGGCGCGTCGTGACCGCCGAGGGCGCGGCCGCGACGATCGAGGCATCCTGATGCTCATTCCCTACGGCAACACCGTCCCGCGTATCTTCACGCCACCGCTGGCTGTAGGCCCGCCGGCCGGCTGCCCGTGCGGCTGCGGCCTGTCCCCGGTGGAGACCGGCGACGGCACGCCGCGGGGGGCGTGGGTCCGCGGCACGTCCTGGGGATTCTCGGCGATCGAATTCGCCGAGCAGGTCATCGGGATGAAGCTGCACCCGTGGCAGCGATGGCTCAACATCCACGCGCTCGAGTGCCGCCCGCGGTCCGCCATGCTCCGCTACCGGTTCGTCCTGGTGCTGATCGCCCGCCAGAACGGAAAGACCTCGATCGTCGAGATCAAAAACCTGTGGAAGCTCTTTGTGCTGCAGGTGCCGTTGGTGATCGCCACCGCGCAGAACCTCGACGTGGCGGAGGAGTCCTGGGACAAGGCTGTCGAGATCATCGAAGGCACGCCGGAACTCGCCGCCGAGCTCGAGGCCGTCGTCAAGGTGAACGGCAAGAAGTCGTTCAAGCTGCGCGACGGTCAGCGGTGGAAAGTGCAGGCCGCCAACCGCCGCGGTGGCCGTGGCCTGTCCGCGGAGGACGTCAACCTCGATGAGCTGCGCGAGCACCAGAAGTGGGATGCGTGGGGGGCGGTCACCAAGACCACCACCGCCCGCGAGGATGCGCAGATCTGGAGTTTCAGCAACGCTGGCGACGACTCCTCGATCGTACTGAACGACCAGCAGGCGAAGGGCCGTGCCGCGGCGGAGCACCCGGACCGGGCGGACCCTGCCATCGGCCACTTTGAGTGGTCGGCGCCAGATGAGACGCGGTGCACCTGCGGACGGACGGCCGGCACGCCGCACTATGATCACTGCCTCCTGCTCTCCCGCGAGGTGCAGGCGATGGCAAACCCGAGCGCCGGCCACCCGTACGGGATCCCGTGGGACGTCCTCCGGACGTATGCGCAGGGCGACCGTGACGAGATCTACCTCACCGAGCACCTGTGCGTTCGGGTCGCAGACCTCTCCGGCAAGAGCATCGACCCGGGGGTGTGGCGTGCCCGCGGCGATGCGGCGAGCCGGCGGGCGGGGCCGGTGGCGCTCTCCGTGGACATCTCCGCGGATCGGGAGTGGTCCGCGATCTGCCTCTACGGGATCCGGTCCGACGGACTCGGTCACCTGCAGGTGCTCGACTACCTCGAGGGCACCGCCCGGGTGATGGATCGCCTCGACACCTGGCGCCGCGAACTGGGGCCGGACCTGGTGGCCGTCGGCATGCTGCCGGGAACCCACGCCAGCCTGCAGCGCGAGCTCACCGAAGGCGGGTACCTCACGGCGCAGCAGCGCAAGGCCGAGGGCGCCCATGATGCGGACCTGATGCAGCGCGGGGACGTGATCGTCCTGAAGCCGGCAGAGAACGCGGCGGCCTGCGGGCAGATCATCGACGCGGTGCGTCAGGATGCCGTGCGGCACGTCCCGGCAGCACCGAGTGAGGCCGCAGTGCTCGCTGCCAAGACACGGAAGGTGGGCGACACGGTAGCGTGGGCGCCACGGGACAACGCGTCCTCTATCCTGGCACTTACGGGAATGACGACCGCGCGATATGCCTACTACGCGCGGATAGATCTCGCGTTGAATGACGACTACGATCCCGTACAAGACATCGGGTGAGGGCGGGTATCAGGGTGAGACTGTGGCCACGCAGCCGCAAGCCGGTCGCGGAGCAGCGCGCGGCCAGCACCGTGCCCGTACTCCCGTTCATGGCGAGCACCGGGTACGCGCACCTCGACGGCGGCTCGATCCCGATTGCCGAGCAGGCGATCGCCATCAGGTCCACCGTGAAGCTGATCGCCGACATCTGCTCCGAGCTGCCATTCGACGTGTTCACGGGCAGGGGTCAGAAAAAGCGTGAGATCGTCCGGCCGTCGTACATGGACGACCTCGCCGGTGACGGATATGGGACGCCGGACTGGATTAAGCAGTGGGTCTATTCCGCGGCGTACCGCGGGAATGTCTACGGCAACGTCCTGCACCGCAGTCCGACCAACATTCCGCAGCAGATCGAACTGTGGCACCCGGACCTGGTGCACGCGCAGGACGACGGCCGTGGCGGAGTCAACTGGTCATTCCGTGGCACGGAGATCACCGAATCGCAGATGCAGCACTGGCGGATGAATCCGGTGCCGGGCCAACTGCTCGGACAGTCTCCGATCCGGGCCGGTGCGACGGCCATCGCGACGAACGTCGCCGCCAGCCGCTATGGCAAGACGTGGTTTGACAAGGATGCGCATCCCACCGGCATCCTGAAGAACACGCGCACCGACCTCAAGGCCGATCAGGCCGAGAGCGTTCGCCGGCGATTCTCTTTCGGACTGAAGCGCGCCAGCGAATCAGGTGAACCGATTGTCCTGGGGCAGTCCTGGGAATGGCAGGGGATCCAAGTCAAGCCGGAGGAGGCGCAGTTTCTGCAGACCCTCGGCGCGACCGGCGCGGAGTGCGCCCGGATCTACGGTCCGGGCTTCGCTGAGATTCTCGGCTATCCGACAGGCACTCCGCAGACCTACGCGAACCTGCAGGACCGCGACATTCAGTTATTGAAGTACGGGATCAACCCGTGGCTGCGCGAGCTGGAACGTGTCCTCTCCCTGTTCCTCCCGCGGCCCCAGTACGTGATCATCAATCGTGATGCTCTCCTGCAGACGAACACCCTGCAGCGGTACCAGGCGCACCAGATCGCACTCGGTAAGCCGTGGATGGAACTGAACGAGGTTCGCGAGCTCGAGGACCTCCCCGAAATCGAAGAGCCGGAGCCGGCCCTGGCGCCGCCGGCGCCGCCCACCGAACCCGATCCGAATCAGCCCGAACCAGAGCCGGAGGTACCCGCCCCGTGAGCACCCGTCTGCGCGGTCTCTACGTCACCCGCGGCGGCGGCGCTCGCCCCGCGGTCCAGTTCAACGCGAAAGCCAAGCCGGAGGACGACGCCCCGGCCCCGACTGATGATGGCCGGCTTGCCACCCTGCAGGTGGAGTTCTCTCGGTTCGACTCCTGGTACGAGATCGATGACTTTTGGGAAGGTCGCTTTCTCGAGCGCACCGTGCCGGGATCGTTCAAGCGCACCATCGAGCGCTCCGGTGGGAGCATCAAGGTCCTGTTCAACCATGGGTTCGACATGCTCACAGGCGACCGCCCGCTCACCGTGCCGGAGATCCTTGAGGAGCGGGAGACGTCCCCGTATCTCGAGGGCCCGCTATGGGACACGTCCTACAACCGTGACCTGCTCCCCGGCCTCGCGGCCGGCGCCTACGGGTCCTCGTTCATGTTCGAGGTGCTCGACGAATCCTGGGACGACAACCCCGGCCGCAGCGAGCACAATCCGAACGCGCTTCCCGAACGCACCATCCGTGAGGTCCGCCTGCTCGAGGCTGGCCCGGTCACCTGGCCGGCGAATCCGGAGTCGACGGCCGGCGTCCGCATGCAGTCCGGCACCGGGTGGTATCTCGAGCAGGTCGAGAAGGTGGATCCGGACCGCCACGCTGAGGCTGTAAGATCGTTCACGGCGTTCCGGTCCCTGCGTGGACTGGCGTCCAAGACCCCGGCCCCGGGCACTGCGCCCGCTCGCCATGTCGACGGACTCTCCGCGGCGACCCGTCGTCGCCGCCTGGCACTCATCGACATGGGAGTAAGCAGTGACCCTCGCTGAACTGCGTGCGCGGCTCGAGGCCATCAAGGCCGATCTGCGTCAGATCAACAACGACGGCGGCGACGCCGACCTCTCCCCGGAGGCGCAGGCCCGCTGGGTCGCCCTCGAGGCGGAGCACGCGACCGTCGGCGCCAGCATCGAGACTGAGGAGCGCAGCGAGCGTATCCGCGAGTCCCGGAAGAAGTTCGGCGCCCCGTACGTCGCGCCGACTGTCGACGACGACATCGATCTCCGGCGCGCCCCGGCGCAGGCCGTCCGCGATGCCGCCCGTCGGTTCGTCGACAAGCGCGAGAACAGCTACCACCTGACCGCTGAGCAGCGCACCGCCGCCGCCGAACGGGTGGAGAAGCTGGTCCGGACCCAGTCCGGTGATTTCAACGGGCAGGGCTTCGCCCGCTACATGCTGGCCACGGAGACCGAGCACTACCGCTCGGCTTTCCAGAAGATCATGGCCGGCGGCTCGCAGGTGCTCACGCCGGCGGAGGCCGATGCGGTCAACACCGTGCACGAACTCCGCGTCGCGATGTCGGTCGGCTCGGACGCGAACGGCGGTTTCGCGGTTCCGATCCTGATCGACCCGACACTCATCCTGACGGCGCAGGGCCACCCGAACGACTTCTTCAACATCTCGCGTGTCGAGGACATCACCAACGATGAGTGGCGCGGCCTGACGACCGCGGGCGCCACCTCGTTCTGGACCACGGAGGCGACCACGGTCACCGGCGGCGAGCCGGTCATCGCGCAGCCCACCGTGCCCACCAGGAAGCTGACCACGTACGTCAAGTACAGCTTCGAAGTCGGCGGCGACTGGCCGTCGTTCGCATCGCAGATGCAGGACGTCATGGCGGAGTCGCAGTCGGAAGCCCTGGTGGCGGCGTTCACCAACGGTCTCGGCACCACGGCGCAGCCGACCGGCCTCATCACCAAGCTGAAGGCGACCGCCGGCAGTCAGGTGCTGGTGACCACCGACGGCGCCATGGGCGCGACCGACTTCTACCGGCTGTGGCAGTCCCTGCCGATCCGGTTCCGGAACAACGCCCGGTGGATGGGCAACACGTCTGTTCTCAACGGCGTCCGCCAGTTCGCGGCCGGTTCGTCTAACTCGGACGCCAACTTCACGGTGAACGTCGGGCAGGAGACGGTGGAGCGGCTGTTCGGCAAACCCGTCCACTACAACGACTACATGGACAACCTGTTCGGCACCGGCGGCGTGACCAGCGCTTCCGACGTCGGCCTGGCCGTGGTCGGCGACTTCCGGCAGTTCCTGATCGCCCGCCGGGTCGGTGCAACCGTTGAGACCGTGCAGCACGTGATCGACACGACCACCGGCAACCCGACCGGTCAGCGGGGCACGCTCATGTGGTCCCGGTACGGCTCGGACGCCATCGTGCCGAACGCGTTCCGCCTGCTCACGAACGACTGACGTAGCGCGGAAACGACTCCGGCCCCCGGACCCACACCCTGAGTGCGGTTCGGGGGCCGGCTCCATCTAGGCTCGCGGCGGCAGAAAGTACCGCGCGGACGTGGTGCGTCCGGTGAGCACCAGGCGCCCGTCGGCGAGCAGCGCTTCGAATGTGGTCTTGACCTGCTCCCGGGACCACCGCGCCCCGCACTTCGCCGCGGCTCGATCCCGAATCTCGGCCTTCGTGAGTGCCTCGCCGGGCTGGATCACGTCCAGCACGATCGCTTCCCGGGCCGCGCGTATCCCTGCCCACTTGCGCCGGTGTTCGTCGTACCGCGCCATCAGTACGCGCAGTCCGACACGAGGCCCCAGTACGCCTCGATGTCCTCCGGCACGGAATCCATGTCGATGCAGCCCCACCGGGAGATGAAGCTCTCCACCAGCAGGTCGACATTGAATTCCGACTCTCGTCCGGCGAGCGAGGCGATGATCTGAGTGCGGACGTCCCGGTCGGTGACCGTCTTCGCGTTTGTCGTCATGCCCCAGACTCTACCGGTGACCTAATAGGTTTGGCAAGAGGCAGTCGCGGGACGCGAACGGCGAGCAGGCCGCGATTGACAAAAGAAACAGGCTCCCGTTTTGGTAGCATGAGAGCCTGCGTCATCTGCTACAGACCCACGGCGCGTGTCATCCCAGCCAGGAACAGAGCACGTCGAGGATCTTCATTGCGGGCCCCGCCAGGGAGTGGAATCACTCGCTGAGCGGGTTTCGTGCTGCCGCAACTCCACTGGTGACCTAATAGGTTTGGCAAGGGGCCCCGATGGCGTTTCCGTCCTCGCTCGCGCTGATCAGCGTGCACGCCCGCTTCGATCTCCCGCCGGACGGCGGCGCGACGGGGCGCGCCCGGTTCATCGCGGACTATCCGCTGAAGGGCGCCACGGACAACGCCGTAGTCCCGCCGTTCACGGTGGACGCCGCGCTGGGCGCGGACGGTGAATTCACCGTGGACCTCCCCGCAACCGACGATCCGCAGTGGACACCGCAGGGATGGGCGTACCGCGTCGAGTTCGTCATCGGTGGCGCCGTATTCACCGGGACGCTGCAGCTCGCTCATGGCACCGCCGCGGTGGAACTCGCGGACCTGCTGCAGGTGTCCGGCGCGGCGCAGTCCGGCACCTCCTATCTCGCGCTCACCTCGCGGGGTGTGGCCGGCGGCGTGGCCGCGCTGGACGCGGACGGCGACGTGAACGACGCCGCGGGCAACAAAATCGCCGGAGGCGGGGGCGGCGGCGGAACCCCGGGCGGCACGGTGGTCAGCGAGACTTCCTTCGGGCAGTCCGCTACGGCAGGCGCGACTACTGCGTACTCCCGGGCAGACCACACCCACGGCACCCCGGTGAACCCCGTCACCGCGCACGTCGCAGCCGCGGACCCGCACACGCAATACCTGCTCGAGGCCACCGCTACGACGAAAGGCGACCTGCTCGTAGCCACCGGGTCTGCTGCGGTCGCGCGTCTCGGCGTCGGCACCGACGGGCAGGTGCTCACGGCGGACGCCGCGCAGGCCGGCGGCGTGCGGTGGGCGACACCATCGGGCGTAGGCGGCGGCGGTAGCGCGCGGTACGTCCGGCACGGCTACGTCACGTCGGGCAACATCACCCCGCAGAACACCGGCGGGGCGTGGGCGCTGCTCTCCGGCGGGCCCACGTTCACGGTTCCAGCCTCCGTCGGCAGCGAGATCGAATTCGACTTCACCGCCCTCATGCAGACGAACTCGTCGACGTTCTACGATCCGGTGGTCATCGTCGGCGGCGCCGCGGTGCGGTACGCCTCGACCGGCGGGGCGAGCGCTGCAGTCGAGGGTGACCCCGGGCTGTATCACGACACGACCTTCCCCCGCAAGGCCGGCCCCTTCAACTTCACCGCCGAGTCCGGCGACATCTCCGGCGGGAACGTGACCGTCGGAATCGCCGTGAAGTCCGGCGGCGCCGGCGTGCTCTACGCAGGCACAGCGTTCCCGCTACGGTGGAAGCTGACCAGCGAGACGCCCGCATGACGTAAGCTGACGACACGCGCACCTCTGATCAGGGAGAGAGGAAGTAGTGATGGACAGCGAAAGAATCGTGTACGCGAGAAGCACGCTGGTCACGGAGCATGACGATCGCGTCGTGCACATGACGGCCGGCGAGGCGTGGGCCGCAGATGACCCGTTCGTCGAGGCGAACCCCGGACTGTTCGGCGGCCCGTCCGCCCCGCGGCGCACCCGGCCGGCGCCGGCGCAGCCCCGCGTGGAATCCGCCGCCAAGCGCGGCCCGGGTGCGTCGGCGCGGGTCACCCGGTGACCGGAGGAGTCCTCGCCGTCACCTTGACTCCGCGAGACGGGCATGTGACGGCGAGCTTCACTGAGAGCCTGCTCCGAATGACGTTGTACGACGCGCAGCGTGAGGGCCTGCTCATCTCCGGCGGCGGCCCCGCCTTCCTGCCGGCATCGCCGAACACGCTCCCGGACATGCGCAACGCCGCGTGCCGCATGCTGCTCGACGACACCGAAGCGGAGTGGCTGCTCTTCATCGACAGTGACATGGGGTTCGATGAGGGCACGCTGTACGCGCTGCTCGCCTCCGCCGACCCGGATAGGGCCCCGGTGCTCGGAGCGCTCTGCTTCGGTATGCGCCAGGTTGAGGCGGACGGCATGGGCGGATTCCGCACCCATCCGTTCCCGGTGCTGTTCGACTGGCTGCCCGATGACACCGGTAAGCACGGGTTCAAGATCAGGTACGACTACACGCCGGACGTCGTGACCCGGGTGGCCGCCACCGGCGCAGCCTTCCTGCTGATCCACCGGTCGGCCCTCGAGGCGGTCCGGGCCGACCACGGTGACACCTGGTTCGACCGGGCGGTGCTCTCCGCCGGCGAAGGCCTCATGGGCGAGGACGTGGCGTTCTGCGCCCGGCTCGGTCGGCTCGGCATCCCCGTGCACGTGCACACCGGCGTCACCACTACGCACCTAAAGCCGGTGTGGGTCTCCGCGGACTACTACGCGGATCAGCATGGGCTGGCGATGTACCGCCGGGCACTCGAGGGCGGGCAGTCGTGAAGCGGCTCTTCGTGGTCCTCATGGCCGCCCTGCTGCTGGCGTCCTGCAATACGCCGGCCCCGGCGGCGCCCCGTTCGGTGACCGTCGAGGTGCGCCGATGAAGATCGAGACGCACGTTCCGCGGTCCGTGGTTGACGCAGTACTGATCGCCATCGGGGTTCAGGACCGCGCCAGGGACGTGGTCGAGGTGCTCATCAGGCCGGACCTGATCCGAGTCACCCTGGTCCGGCGCAACGGCAATGGCCGGCCGTACTTTCTCGCGGGCGAGAAGATGGCCCGGGAGACGCACGAAATCGCGGTAAGGCGATGAAGCCCGGCACAGTGTTCGCCGCCTACCTGCACGATGGCGATCAGGTCTCTCATTCGTTCATGCAGTCCGTGATGTCGATGGATCGCAGCATGCTGTGGGGCGGGAACCTGTTCGGCCGGCTAACCCGCGCCGGCGGCATCCCGGACGGGCGGCGGGACATGACGACGTACTTCCTCGACGAAACCGACGCCGAGTGGCTGTGGTTCGTCGACACGGACATGGGGTGGGAACCGGACGCGCTCCGGCGCCTCCTGGCCGCGGCGGACCCGGAGCGCGTCCCGGTGCTCGGCGCGTACTGCGTGAGCCTCCGGCACGGGGCGCCTGACGGCGCCGGGGGATTCCACGTGAAGACACAGTCGACGATCTACCAGCATGACGGCATCGGCTTTCTGCACGACGACGTCTCGCCGGACCTGGCCGCGGAACCCGTGCACCGAGTGGCCGGCACCGGGGCCGCCTTCCTACTGATCCACCGCGGGGCGCTGCTCGAGATGTCCGGGCAGTTCGGCGCCTCCTGGTGGACACCGCGCCCCGCTCCCGAGGGCCGCCTGCTGGGCGAGGACCTGTCGTTCTGCGAGCGCGCCGCCGAAGTCCGGGTCCCGGTGCACGTGCATCTGGGCGTGCGAACGACGCATGCGAAGCGAGTGTGGCTGTCGTGATCGCCGACATGCTGATCATCGTGCCCACCCGCGGGCGGCCGGAGGCCGTGGCCCGGGTGGTGCAGGCGTGGCACGATACCGAAGCGTTCGACGACGGGGCTGAGATCGTCTTCGTGCACGATTACGACGATCCCCGGCGCCGGGAGTACCTCGCCGAGATGTGCGAGGTTGCCCACTGGCGGATTAGCAGCCTCTCACTCCCGGAGTGGCGCCCCCTGGTACCGAAACTGAACGACGCGGCCCGGCTGTACGCGACGCACTTCCCGGAGTTCCGCTACATCGGCTTCGCCGGGGACGATCACCTCCCCCGCACGCCGGGATGGGTGGGCCGCTACCGGGCCGCCCTCGAGGGGCTAGGTACCGGGATCGTCTACGGCGACGACGGGTATCAGGGTGAGAAAATTCCGACGCACTGGGTGATGACCGCGGACATCGTGCGGGCCCTCGGTGGCATGGTGCCGGTCGATGGCCTCGAGCACATGTACTGCGACAACGCGGTCAAGACGCTGGGCCTCGAGGCCGAGTGCCTGGTGTATCTACCGGACGTGTTGATCGAGCACATGCACCCGGTGGCGAACAAGGCGGCGATGGACGACGGGTACTCTCGCGTGAACAGCCCGACGCAGTATGCTCGTGATCAGCGAGCGTTCACCCGCTGGCTGATTCATCAGGCGGCCGCGGACGCGGCGAAGATTCGAGCGCTACGGGAGGCGTCGGGTGGCGAATGAATACCTGACGCTTCAGGAGTTCAAAGACCTCCGCCGGATCGAGGACACGCTCACCGACGGGATCCTGCAGACCCGGCTGACCCGAGCGTCCCGGGCCATCGACGACGCCACCGGCCGGCGGTTCTACCTCGAGCCGGTCGCCTCTGCGCGAGAGTTTCAGGGCATCGGTGGCGGCGTCTCGGTGGACGATATCGGGACCCTGGCCGACCTTGAACTCTCGATCGATGGCGCCGCGATCACCGACTACGCAGTTCACCCGCGGAACGCTCTCGCAAAGAAGTGGCCGATCGACTGGCTGACCCACGTGCGTTTCTCCGGGGCCGTCACCGTGGCCGTCACCGCTCGGTGGGGCTGGCCGGAAGTGCCAGAGCCGATCAAGGAGGCCACCTTCCTCCTGGCCAACCGTCGCCTGTTCCGCCGGGACAGCCCCGAGGGCGTGGCCGGCGTCAGCAACGATGGGCCGGTGCGGATCACGTCGAGCGACCCGGACATCAGGGCGCTGCTCGAGCTCTACGTGCTGGACGGATTCGGCTGGTGAACATCGAGGACGTCTCGGACCAGATCGCCGCGCGCCTGAAGACGATCACCGGGCTGCGCGTTCACCAGGACGACCCCGGCTCGATCGATCCGCCGTGCGTAGCCATCGCGCTGCCGGAAGACGTTCAGTTCGACCAAACCTATGGTCGCGGGTCTGACCGAATCGCATGGTCGTTCGCGCTCATGGTCGCCCGCGTGGACCAGGACAAGGCGAGGCTCACCCGGCGCCTCGCGCCGTACCTTGCGGGCGCAGGGCCGCAGTCCATCAAACAGGTCATCGAGTCTGACGACGGCAACCTCTATGATCGGTACACGGCGTTTCACACCGTTCGGCTGGTCCGGGCGGAGATCGCTATTCTGCAGTACGGCTCGATCGACTATCAGGGAGTCATTTTCGAGGCCGACATCTTCGGTCAGGGAACGGCCTAGAAAGGACTCCGGCAATGACTTTCGTGCACGGCAAGGGCACATACATTGCGCTCACCAACAACAACCTCTCCACCTACGTCACCACGTCACAGATCGAGTCGAACTCCGATTCGCACGACGTGACGACGTACGGCCAGGATGCGCACAAGTTCAAGGGCGGCCTCACCAACGGCACCGCCACCATGAGCGGCGTGTACGACAACAGCACCAGCGCCGGCCCCCGGGCCGTCATCACGCCGCTGATCGGCGCGAACACGACGCTGATCCGTCGGCCGGAAGGAACCGGCACCGGCCTCGCGCAGGACAGCGTGGAGGTGCTGGTGACCAAATACGTCGAAACGAACCCCGTCGCCGACATGGTGACGTGGTCGTGCGACATGCAGCTGTCCGGGACCGTCACCCGGACAGTCCAGACCTGATCAGGGATAACAGGAAGGCACCGCCATCATGAGCGAACTCAAAATGCGCCTGCTCGCGAACCGCGTCATCGGGAACACTGGCGAGGTGGAAATCGAGGGCGTGGGCACCGTGACCGTCCGCGGCCTAACTCGCTTCGAATTCGCCATGCTCGGCAAGAAGTACCCGGAGGCCGGCGCGGAGCAGGAGCAGGAGACCCTCGCCCTGGCGATGGTGGATCCGCCGATGACCGTCGCTGAGGTGGCCGAGTGGCAGCGCAGTTCCCCGGCCACCGAGATCAACGAAGTAGCCACCGAGATCAATCGCCTTTCCGGCATCGGTAAGGCCGCCGAAAAGGAGGCGTACAAAAGCACTGGAGAGTGAGCCCGGAATCGAGTTCGATTTCTTCCTCGCCGAGAAACTTCGGATGACGGTCGCCGAACTCCGGGAAAGGCTGTCCATGCAGGAGTACGTGTACTGGGGCGTGTATTACAGCCGAAAGGCGCAGCGCCAGGAACTGGAACGATTGAGGGCAGGGGGGTAGCGCAGTGGCGAAGCCACCGATCCAAGTGGTCGGCCTCAAGCCGATGGTGGCCGCCCTGCGTCAGGTCAGCGACGACGCGCCGAAGGCCATGCGCGTCGCGCTGAACGGCGTGGCGAACCTGCTCGTAGACAAGACCCGCCCGAAGTTCCCGCGGAAGACGGGGGCCGCGGCGAACTCCGTGAAGGCGTCGTCGACACGCACGCAAGCTCGGGTGCGCATGGGTGGGCCACGCGCACCCCATGCGCCGTGGCTTGATTTCGGCGGGAGAGTCGGAATTCGGGACTCCGTGGTCCGACCGTTCATCAAGGGCGGTCGGTACCTCTACCCCACCCTGGAGTCCATCCAGCCGCAGATCACTGAGGCAGTGCAGATCGCACTCACGGACGTGGCGCGTGACGCCGGACTGGACGTGTCGTAATGGCAAGCACCGCAACCCTGGTGTTCGCCGGGGACGCCTCCGGCGTCAAGAAAGCATCCCAGGACGCCGGGGATGCCGTCGAGGCCGTCGGAACCTCGGCGGATTCCGCCGCGGACGATATGCGCAGGGCGCAGGCGGAAACCACCGATCTCGGCCAGCGAATGGGAGATCTCGGGTCCGCGACCACCGGCGCGATGGACACGATCGACGCCTTCGCCGGCGGCATGCAGGCGCTCGCCGACATCCAGGACTACGCCCGCGAGCGCGCCTCCCGGCTGGCCCGGGCACAGCTCGACGTGGAGCAGGCGCACGCGGACAATCGACAGGCGGCGATCGACCTCGAGCAGTCGTACGTGGACTTGACGCAGGCCGAGAACGATCTCCGGCAGTCGGCCCTCGACGTCGGCCAGGCGGAAATTGACAAAAAGCAGTCGATGCTTGACGCGAAGACCGCCAGCGAGGAATACGCGGAGGCGGTCAAAAAGCACGGCAAGAACAGCGATGAGGCGAAGCAGGCGTCGATCGATCTATCGCAGGCGCAGCAGGACTTGAAGCAGGCCGACCTCGATCTAGCGCAGGCGAAGACGGACTCGAACCAGGCCACCGTCGATCAGACGCAGTACACCGAGGATTCAAAGCAGGCGGCGATCGATGCGAAGTCGGCGCAGCTGGACTTGAACGACGCGATGCACGAAGCGAATCCGTCGGACCTGTCGACGTGGTCCGAGCAGCTGGGTCTCGTCACCCCGCTGATTCAAGCGGTTGTCGGGATCCTTGGCCTCGTCACCGCGGCACAGTGGCTCTGGAACAGCGCTCTGTTCGCCAGCCCGATCACGTGGATCATCCTCGGGATCGTCGCGCTGGTGGCCATCATCGTGCTCATCGCCACCAAGACCACATGGTTCCAGGACCTGTGGAACCTTGCGTGGGGCGGCATCAGGAAAGCGGCGAACGCCGTCGGAACATGGTTTCGGGACACACTGTGGAACGGGCTGATCCGCCCGGCATGGGACAAGATCCTAGACAAGGCGCAGGACGTCATGGCCTGGTTCCGCGGCATGCCCGCCCGCCTGCGTTCCGCGTTCGACTCGGTGAACACGATCATCTCCGCCCCGTTCCGGGCCGCGTTCAACGCGATCTCCCGCGCGTGGAACAGCACCGTGGGCAGGCTCTCGTGGTCGGTGCCCGGGTGGGTCCCCGGCGTGGGCGGTAACAGCATCAGCGCCCCGCGCCTCCCATCGTTTCACTCCGGCGGCGTCGTGGGCGGCGTACCGGGGAGTGAGACTCTCGCGCTCCTGCAGGCCGGCGAGCGCGTGATCCCGGCGTCGTCAACGCAGTCGGACTCCGGCGGCGGGGCCGGTTGGGTGCCGCTTCGCGGCGATGCGGTGCTCGACACACTGATCCGGGCGATCGCCGAGCGGGTCGACAGCCAGGGTGGCCGGGCTGCGCAACTGGGCGTAAGGATCGTGTGACGTGGCGCTGGATATCGTCGGGCAGCTCTTCATCGACGGCGCGTGGAGTACCCGCGCCGGATTCTCGGAGCGCGGTGGCTGGACGTTCGAGACTGGACCCACGGAGGAGACTGGCTACCGGTCCACGAAGATCGGAGTCACGTGGGCGAACGACGATCTCGAGCTGGACCCGTCGAACGTACAGTCCACGCTCTACGGCAAGATCGGCCGGAACACGCGGACGCGCCTGCGGATCAACAATCTGACGCTCACTCAGGCGGAGGCCTCGCAGTGGGAGCCGGAGACCACCGTAGAGCACGCCCCGCTCGGTCCGGGCCAGCCTTCCGCCCGCGGCACCGCATGGGTGGGGATGACTGCCGAGGGGCTCTTTCGCCGACTGGGCAAGTGGACCGACACCCTACAGTCCCCGATGAGCAGGTACATCACGGCTGCGCCGAGCCTGATCGGATGGCTGGGGATGGAAGAGCCGGCCGGCGCTACCCGCTTGTCGCAGGGGGTCTCCGGCGCCCGCCGGCCCACGGTCACGGGGGTCGTGTCGTTCGGCGAGGACGCACCCCTCGGCGCGCTGTCCTCGATGAAGCTAGGTACCGGTGGGTACGTGGACATGCCGATGAAGACCACCGGCAGCGCCGGCAACTGGACATTCACGGTCGCCGTCAACCTCGCGGTAGTGCCGGTGAGCGGCATCGGCTTTCCGGTCTTCACGCTCTGGGACTCCGGCGCCCGGACGTGGGACTTCAACTTCAACTCCTCCGGCATCACGCTGAACATCACGACCTTCGGCGGCGGCGTGGTGCATAACTTCATCTATGCCTATGGCACCCTGCCGAACCGCTGGACGTGGTACACGATCACCGTCACCACCAGCGGCAGCACGGTGAACGTGAACATCGCCAGCTACGCGCAGAACGACAGTGTCGGTTACTTCATCGGCACCAGCTTCACGTCGGCCTTCGGCGCGGGGAAGCTGGACAGGATGGTTCTGGCGCAGAACTCCGCGAATCTCGACGCGCTCTACTGCCACGCCACCGGCCAGTCGATCCAGAGCACGTACCTGCAGGGCCTCAATGCGAACCAGATTTTCAACGCATATCCGGGCGAAAGGGTCGGATACCGGTTCGTCCGCCTAATGCAGGAGCAGGGCCTGCAGCCGTACGTCTCCGGTGACCTCAACAAGACCGTGCCGATGGGCCCACAGCGCACCGGGACGCTGCTGGACCTGCTCTCTGAGTGCATGATCACCGAGGGCGGGCTACTGTACGACGAGCCGCAGGACATCGCGCTCACGCTGCGCACCAGGGAATTTCTGTCGTCGAAAACGCCCTCGCTGGCGCTCACCAGCAGCCAGGCCCGGTACCCGCTCAGGAAGATCATCGACGACAGCGGCCTGGCGAACCTGGTGAACATCTCCAACTCCGATGGGTCCAGGGGGCTCGCCTCCCTGGACTCCGGCGCGATCTCCACGCAGCCCCCGCCGAACGGAATCGGCCTGGTCAAATTTGATCTTGACGTGAACATGCTGGACGCCGACGCCCTGGATGACCGGGCCGGCTTCGAGTTGGCCAAGCGCACCGTCGATCGCCCCCGGTACCGGCAGTTGAAAGTGGACCTGTTCGCCAATCCCTCGCTGGCCGACACCGTGACCCTGATGCGCCCCGGCGATTGGATCAGCGTCACCGGAATCGAGCCGGACCCTATCTTCCTGCGCGCTATCTCCTGGACGCGCACCGGCGACGCAGTGCGCGATGAGGTCACGTTCACGTGCCTCCCCGCAGAGCCGATGCAGATCGCCGTGATCGACGGCGCGGGCCAGCTGCTCACCAGCGGCAGTACCTCGCTGAACGCGGGCATCACCAGCACCGCGACGACGATCGTGCTGAAGACTGTCGTCCCGCAGGACTGCTGGGCGACCGCCGGCGGGTATGACATCACGGTTGCCGGCGAGCTCATCGGCGTCCCGGCCGCCGGCATGGGTGCCATCACTGGCACGGGCCCGTTCCTGCAGACGATCACCGGTGCGGTGCGATCGAAGAACGGCGTCGTAAAGGCGCAGCTCGCGGACGCTAAGGTAGACGTGTATCAGCCGGTGCGAATCGGACTCGGCTAGCAGGGAGCGGCGAGCATGGCATCAGGGGAACTGCTCACGAACAGCATGGTGGCGACACGCCGTGCCACCACGAAACTCACGACGATCTCCGCCACGGTTTCCGCGGAGACGGTAGTCGGCACCATTACGGCGGTGCTGGAATCAGGCAAGACCTACGGAATCATGTTCCACGGTCGAATCGGGCGCGTCGGTGGCGCTACCACCGACTTCTCCGTGACCAGAATCCGCGAGGACAACATCTCCGGAACCGTCCTGCAGTTCGCGGAGGCGGGACACCCGGTCACCAACGCGTTGGCCGTCACGGCCTACACCGAATTCGTAGCAGGGTCGACCGGCAGCAAGACGTTCGTCGTGACCCTGGCGACGGGGGCGGCGGGCACGTTCAACCGGTCCGCCTCCGCCTCCGCGCCGTCGTTCATCACTGTCGACCTCATCCCGACCTAGGGGGCCCCGATGTCCTACGCACCGAGCACCATCCTCGCGGTCCGGGCACTGTTCCGCGCCCACATCCCGCAGCTCACTCCCGTCGCGCTCGGGATCGTCGGCGACGACGAACATGCGGCTTCCGGCACCAGCTACCATTTGGGCGCGGACGCCCTGAAGTCGTCGTCCTACTCAATCGTCGAGTCGAGCCGGGACCGCAACGGTCTCACGAACGCCGCCGCGGCCCTCGACATCGGAGATTTCAAAATCACCGTCAAGGGCAAGGTGCACACGCTGCACACCTTCAACGCGTGGCTGGTGGCGCAGTGCAAGGCGGGTACCGAAGACACGAAGGATGTCCGCGAGGTTATCTACAGCCTCGACGGTCAGACCGTGAAGCGCTGGGACCGGCTCGCCCGGCGGACGTCCGGCGATCTCTCGCACCGGACGCACACCCATGTCTCATGGTTCCGTGACAGCGAGAACAGCAGCAAGACCGCAGTATTCCGCCGGTGGTTCATCTCTATCGGCGCCATCATCGAAGAGCCTCAGGAGCGAGAAGTGACCGAAGCGGAACTCATCACTGCCATCAACAAGGCCCTGGAGACGCCCGCGGGACAGGCGGCCATCGCCCTCGCCGCCGGGAAAGGCGTGCACGGCCAGCGGCTGGGCAAGAGCGATGTCACTATCGGCCAGGCGCTGCAGACCACTGCGGCCGTCCGGCACGCGGAAGTCGTGGCCGCGCTCGCCGGCCTGTCCGCCGCGGTGGCGAAGCTAGGCGACCCGGACGTCTCCGCGGACGAACTGCGGGAGGCGATCCTCGAGGCCATCGCGGAGATCGTGAAGCGGCCGTCCATTCCGGAGTGACGCTCGCGTAAGGTCTGGGGCAGATATCCGCATATGGCCTTACGGAAGGGCTGGTCACAGTGCCGGAGTGGCTTAAGGCCCTGTTCATGATCGTAGGCCTGGGGGGATGGATGGCGACGATCGTCGCCACCCTTCTTAAGGGCGAATTGCCCGATCCGACACTTCTCGGGATTCCGGCCGCGCTGGTGATCGCTCTCGCCCCACCGATTACGATCGGCCGTGGCAACGGCCAGGAACCGGACAGCGCGCCACGGGATGGGACAGAAACATCATGATCGATGTATTGTGGCAGAGCACGGCCGTCGCCTCGCTAGTCGCGTTCACGGCCGGCGGATTCTGGCTTCGGCGGCAGGTGGCCCGCCTCGACGCATGGCGAGAGGGCCGGGGTCGATGAGCAGTCGCACGATCAGCCGCCTGTGGCTGACGAACGCGGTCCTGGCGATCGCCGCCCTGCTGACCAGCATTTATGTCGGCTATCGCTACGTCGATCTGATCGGCTGCCTCGCCGAGCAGGGCGCGGCTTCCGCCAGGCGAACCGCGTCGGTCGCCGCAGCCACCGACGCCGAGCGGGTGGCGGAGCTGCGCATGCTGCAGAACCCAAGCGCGGAGACGCGCGCGGCCACGATCACGGCCTACGAAGTCACCGCGAAGATCCGGGCCGCCAATCCCGCCCCGTCGGCGCAGTCCTGTGGATAAGCGGAACCGACGGTTCGCCCTGTGATGGCGACCTGCCCGAACTGGTGACGCGTACGCTCGACGCATGCTCACCGGACAGTTCTGGAAAGAGGCCCTGGAAAGGGCCGTCAAGTCGGCCGCGCAGGTCGCCATCGTGGCGATGGGCGCCGACAATTTCAACCTGCTCAACCTAGACCCGAAGGCTGTGGCCGCGGCTACGGCTTCCCTGTTCGCGGCCTCGATCCTGACCAGCATCGCCACCCTCAGTGTCGGCGCCCGGAATTCGCCGAGCGCCGTCGAACTCCGGAAATAGCGAAACGGCCCCCGGGATCCCGAGGGCCGTTCACCGTGCTCCGTTGCGATCTACTTCGGCGCGAACGGGTTGAACCGCGGCGCGTCCGCGGCCGGGCCGGCGGCGATCGAGGCCTGCGCGGCCGGAAGGTGCTCCGGAGCGTGCTCGGCGATGGCCGCCAGGACCGTGGCGGACTCCTGCGCGAGGATCTGCTCCGCCTGCTTATCCACGTCCACCGCGGCCCGGGCCGCCTCGATCTCCGCCTTAGTGCGCCGACGGCGCTTCGGCGCCTCCTCCGCCGGAACGTCCTGCGGGTAGCTGTCGTCTTCGGGATTCGTCGGCGCGGGGGCCGCCGCCGGCACCGCGCCCAACTTCCGCCCGACGGCCGGCAGCCAGAATTCTGCGATGCTGGACTGTTCGTCCTGGACCTCGACGACAGTCTCCCACCCCCGGGCCCCGTCCGTGTCGTCGATCAGCTTCTCCAAAACCAGCCGATACTCCGCCATCTCCCCGATCTCCTCTTTCTCGATGCCCGCGCCGATCGGCGCGTCGCTGATGATGATGCGCGCCCCCGGCGCCTGCCCGGGCCGCGCTCGGATCTTCTCGGTGACGCCTCGCGTGATCTGCGAGTCGTTCGTAAACGCCCGCGCCATCCCGAGCCCGTCGGTGGTGGCGCGGAGTAGTTTGTCGTAGTCCGGCGAGCCGGTCGGCTCCTCGGTGCTCGCAGCCCTGCACTGTTCCGGGCCGACGTAGTGCGTGATGTCCACGTGAACCGCCCGTGGTGCCGGGATCAGCGGCATGTCCGCGAAGGTCAGGCCCTGCCGCAGGTACTCCGCCCGGACCGCACGGTTAACCGCCTGCCGCCACGTCTCGAGGTACTTCGAGCTATGCATGACGTGACCATTCGCGCCGACGTCGTGCGACCCCTGCGGCGCGGGCCGCCCGGTGACGCGCACGTGAAGCTGCACGATCAGCTCGCCCACGTCAGGGCGACCAGCAGCCCCAGCAGGGCGCCCGCGGACCCGGAGAGCAGTAGGGCCGCGGTCCATTCCATCCCGCCGGCCACCATGAACAGGAAGGCGGCCAGCACCGCGAACGGCGCCGCCACCTCGCTCGGCGTCGCCGAACTGCGATACACGGTGCCCCGCGGGGCCGAGAAACTGTGAAGGTCCCCCGGCACCACGGGCACGTCCCGCCAGTCCGTCATCAGACTGCGTACGGGTTCGTGTGCTGCACGTACCCGTCGAACAGTGCCAGGTCCTGACTGTTCGGGTCCGGCGGGGCGAGTACGTACGGGCTGTTCTGCTCGTTCCCGGCCTGCCACAGTCGACCGAGCACCAGTGCGTTCGCGGAGTCGCCACGCTCCCGGGCCGCGTCGGCGGCTTCCGACTGCTGGATCAGGGAGCGCTGCGACAGCCACATCCCCTTGATTACGTAGGGCACCTGCTCGTTGAATTGTTTCGCCCCGGGCGTGTTGCCACCCCAGAACAGCGGTCCACCGTCGAGAACGATCACGTCCGCGGTGAGCCGGTCCTGCACCTTCGAGTTACCGGCGTCGTCTTTCAGCCGGCTCGAGATCACCCCGCGCTCGATCCGCTTCGGTACGATGATCAGCAGGCGCCGCACGAGGGCCTTGACCGGCGGGCGATCGATGTTCTCACCGTCGGAAAGCACCGGCGGCGGCGGCGCAGCGAACTGGCCGGCCTGCGCCACCATCACACCGGGAGCCGGCGCGGAGTACTGCTGCTGCGGGGCGAACGCGGGAGCGGTCGCCTGCTGGGCGTAGACCTGCTGCGTCTGCGGCGGGACGTACTGCTGGGCCGGGGCCGCGGGCAGGAACGGGTTCGTCATACTGCGATGTCCATTCACTAGGACCGTTGAGCACGCACCGATGTGCGCCTCGCCCCCGGGAGAGGGCTCGAACCTCTATGCGGGCCACTGGCTTTGGAGCTGGCTGCCGTCCCGGGGCTTGCGTGAGGCGGGGGCCGTTCCCGTGGATCCCGCCTCACTGGGTAAAACCTATCAGGTCACCTAATCACTGTCAAGCCTGCAACCACTCACGCCACCCGCAGGCGCACCGTCCGGTTCCGTGGTGCAACTCGCGCTGCGGGCACTGCACGATGCCGGCACGCCAGGAGCCGGCCCGTTCCACCTCGCCGACCCACGGCACGCCGGCGCCGGTGATCCGCTCGTAGAGGTCAGCGAGCGCCGACATGTCCGCGGCGGTTCCGATCGCCTCGATCGCCTGCATCGCCATGGCGTCGTCTGCCCGCGGTCGTTCCGCCTGTGCCGCAGGCACGAATTCCGTCATGCCGTCCGGCCGTCGCACGGCCACGGACTCCGGGATTGCCTGCTCCGGCGTCGGGATACCACCCCCCGTGACCTGCGTACCGGCCGGCTCATCTCTGGTAAGCGCAGACAACTGCGCGTCCGCCAGCCGCTCCCGCGCCGCGGCCAACTCCGGCCCGGCCTGACGCGCCACCAACTCGGTGGCGGCCGGTAGCTTCACCGGGATGTGGAACGTCCACGACCCGGACTTCGCGTCCGCCACCCGCTCGCGCTGCGCATATGCAGCCTGCGCGGCAGCCCACCCCTTCACGAGATCCACAGGGATCAGGTTCGCCCCCCCATCGCGCAGGTGCACGACCAGCCCGACAACCTTGTTCACGAGGGGCATAGGCACGTAGAGTCGCGCATCGCGAACCGGAGCGCCGTTTTCATCGAGTGCGTGCTCGCCGGTATACAGCGAATCCGCGTTCGCGTAGCACGCGAGCTGCGCCCCGATGTGCAGCAGGTTCATCGTGGGGTCTTTCTCGGTCTTGACGTCGATGACGCAGAGTTCGCCGGGCTCCAGGACGCCCATGTCCTCAAGCGCCGAACAGGCGCCGATCCGGTCGAACGTGCCGACCACACCCCAATCCGTCAGGCGGATGCTGCGCTCTATGAAATACGGCGAGGTCTCGATCCCGGCGGCCTTCCGGATCGTCTCGTACGCGGCTAGGTCGGCGCTGTACGGGTACGGCAGGCCGATCGCCGCGAGCGTCTCACCGCGGTCCAG